CCGTGGTGTTCCCGTTGATCCCGGCTGCCAGAGACCTGATGACCATGAAGCTCCGAGACTGACGCTTGAAGATTCCCCTTGTTTTCTGAATCAGGTACAGACGTGACACGGGGGCGGTGGGGTCACCTTCCAGTCTGTAAATCCAACCCTGATCACCGACGGTCTGTTCACCCACCATGGTGACCAGATCGGTAGCTCCCAGAATATCCTGAAGATGCCCCTTCACATGATGGAAGAAAACAACCTGACGACTGGTGGGGGTTGCCCCGGCGGGAATAATGTTGAGAGCTTCCAGCAATTGGTTCCGGGTCAGCCCATTCGGGGCTACCGCAGCCAGGGCGTTGAACATGTCTTGGGCATAGGCATCACGCTGTAGGGGCATGATCAACCCACCTCGTCTTCAGCCACCAGCTTCGTCATGGCGGCATCCCAGTTGACACCAGACTTCCCGGTCACCGTGGCCTTGGCCTGGCGCACTACCATCTCGATGTCGGCCAGGTCAGCCTGTACCACCTCGTTTTCCTCTTCGCTCAACGGAATGTTGTCGTTGGCGATCTGCTGCATGGCCGTAGCCAGACGGATAGCAGCCAGCTTCATCTGAGCCGATGACTGCATCAGATCGAGGACGGCCACACGAGCCTTCCGAGCCAGTTCATTGTTGAGCCGCTCAGCCTCACAACGCCGGTAGTCCCAGTCCTTGGCATCACGCTCAGCCGTGGCCCAGTTCCAACCGTTCTTTTCCATCTGCCGCTCGATGCGATCCACCATCTTGCGAGCCTCGGCGATGGACACCGGGGAGTCAGCGGCCCGATTGCGGGTCATCCACCGCTGTACGTCGCCCTCCCGACTTTTGCGGAGCTTGAACTCCTGCCACATGGTGCGAGCCAGAGCATCGGCGGCACTGATGATCTGATCCGGGGTCATGCTGTCCGGGTCGTTCTCTGCGTTGAACCGAGTCAGAGCCTCGTTAACCATGGCCCGGTAGTTGACCTCGATGGTGGTCGGGACGACGGGCTTCGGCACCGCATAGGCAGCCAGCCGCTCGATGATGATGGCTTTGACCTCCCCGGCGTCCAGGCGGCGGCGAGCTTTGTCATGGCTCTGGACTTGCTCAGTGGTGAGCGGAGGCAAGGGCTGATCGTGCGGCTGGTCCCCGAACGAGCATTTCGGTCGGTCATCGACCGATTCGCTCGCGTCTAGATGTGCCTGCCAGGCGGCTGCACCGTTCTGGATAGTGACGTGCCCCTGCTTGACGGCCTCGGCGTAGCCTCGCTGCGAATACATCGGGCCGAGCGGGCAGCGGGTCATCTCCCAGCGCCACTGGTTCAGTGTGGCGACAGCCTCACCACTGCGCTCCTTGGCATCTTGGGCATCCCGCTTGGCCCGACGCACGTCGTTGGCGAGGTCATGATCGTGTTCAACGACCTCCTCAGCAATGATCTCGGAGTCTGGCTCCGGGATGGAAGACTGTTTTGGCATGGGGGTGAACCTCCTCGGTAGGTGAGCCTCCTAGCCCCGTCGTCAGACGCCAAACTCTGGCGACGGGGTGCTATCCGAGGTAGAGGGTATCCGGGATGGGAGGAAAAGGCAAGAGATGTGACATGCTGGAGCCGTGAGACCCGGCCCCGGACCCCAGTACCTCTTCTGTGGCAGCCACCTGACCGACGACACCTTCGTCCTCCGGCTCATGCTGGAGGGTCTCAACACCTGGGCACGGCAGTGGGGCGAGGTCATCACCATCCAGGACAACGGCACCTTGGAGAACCTGGAGGATGAGGTGGCGCAGTTCCGGTACCTCCAGCACCGGGTGGTGGACGGCTGGGCGGATCCCAACGTCGTGCTCTGCTTCATGGACCGTATGAGCCACAATCGCGGCTCTGAACGGCTGCTGGCGGTCGCTGCGGAAAACAGTCGCCCTTGGTTTGTTATCGGCAGGGCTAGCGACGTGCTGACGGAGGAGAGAATCTCCCCCGGGCACTGAGCGGTCACACCCCCTGGGTACGCTGAATGCATGCCTCGACGCACCACCGACCGCACCGCTGAATCACCGGATCTGGACGCCGTCCGAGAGGATGTCAGTGCCTGGTACGCCATGAAGCGCCGGGTCAATGTCATCTCTGACCAACTGGACCAGGGGACCAAGAGACTGAAGGCACTCCTGCAAAAATACGGGGAGAGGGATCCGTCAGATGGCTCGATTTATCTGGACCTGGGCGGGCCGATGGGGGACGAGCGGATCGCCTACCTGAAGAACCTGTGTGTCTCCAGCAAGCGCATGAACGAGGACGTGGCTGAGGAGATCCTCGGTGACAAGGGCATGTGGGAGGAGATGACCGAGGTCATCCGCATCCCGGACGAGAGCCGCATCCTGGCTGCCTACTACGACAAGCGGATCACCGACGACGAACTGGCCCGGATGTTCCCCCAGGTGACCAGCTACCGGTTCTTCCTCCTCAACGACGACCGCAAGCCGGTGCGGGCATGAGCGACCTCATGCGGAACTTCGGCCCGCTCCAGGACGAGTTCTACCCTGGCTCCAAGCAGAAGCGGCGGGAGTCAGTCCAGATGAAGAAGGAGCGCACGGCCGCCGAACGCAAGCAGGAGAAGGCCGAGGAGCCCTGGGACGCCCGGCCCATCGAGATCCCGTACCAGGGTCGGATAGTCCAGATGTTCCGCATCGGCTCGCTGGCGAAGGCCCTGGGCAAGGACGCCGTCACCATCAGGGCGTGGATGAGGAAGGGTTGGCTGCCCCACAACAGTTTCGTTGGTCCCGAGATCTACGGCACGTTGGGAAATGCCGGTCGGAAGTTGTGGACACGACGACAGATCGAGGGGATCGTCCAGATCGCCCAGGAGGAAGGCCTGCTGGACGACAAGCCACCGTGGTTGACCACCACCGACTTCACCAAGCGGGTCCAGGCTGCCTGGAAGACGTGGCTGTGAAGCTCATCAAACATATCCGCTACCTCGTGCGGGTCCACGACTACGAGACCGTCCACGTCGAGGTGGGGGCCGAGGTCGATCACCATGACCTGGGCTTGACTGATGACCAGTGGGCTGAGGTAATGACCATAAAAGACCGTCAGGAGGGCGTGCTCCTCCTGCAAGAAAAACTGAACACCGAAGTCGAGAAGCTCGCTCGTGAGGAGCTTGAACGAATCGCCACCTGGAGCGAGATCTCCCCCAACCTTGCCGAAGACTTTTTGTCATCCAACCCCCTGCCAACAACCAGGAGCCAAAGTGCCAGAACCGAGAAAACTGATCCGCCCCCGGCCAGCCGACGACTACGACGAGACCCCGGACGAACCCCGCCGCCTGCGGCGTGAGGAGCCCGAGGATGAGACCCCCGACCGCACCACCCACACCCACTCTGACGCCAACGACGATACCGGACTAGCCGTAGGCAAGGGCTGGTCCGGTTACCGGCGCACCAAGGCCAATGCCCCCTCACCCTGGACCAAGCTCTACAAGGTGGCCGACGAAGAGAAAATCATCATGTTCCTGGAGGATGGCCCCTACGCCAGTTTTCTCCAGCACTGGTGCGAATGGGTACCACGGGGCAGCAAGCAGAGCTACGTCTGCCTCCAAGATAACTGCCCCCTGGACGAGGTGGACTCCAAGCCTCAGGCCCGGGTCCGCTTCAACATCCTGGACTGCCAAGGTGACACACCCATCCACATCACCTTTGAGTGCGGTGTCACCGTGACCGAGTCACTGGAGGAGTATTCTGGGGATGAACCACTGAGTGGCAGGTACTTCGCCGTTGCCATGAAGGGTCCGAAGAACAGCCGTCGTACCCAGATCCGTCCCATCAAGATGCGAGACCTCAAAGAGGACTGGCAGTTCCAGCCACTCTCCAGGGACGACATCACCAAGTTCGACAGCAAGCTCCTGGACGATACGGCCCTGGAGATCAGCAGCAGGGCAGAGCTACGCAAAGTGGCCGACGCCTTCAACGAGTAGAGGTCCGAACGGGAGTGTCGACCTACCTCTCGTATCGGAACGGAAGGGGATCGGTATCGCCACCGGTCCCCTTCCCCCATTTAAAGGGGTGCCTCGATGCAATGTGACTGCGTCCTACGTCTACCCCGGATCAAGTCCGGGAAAATCAGCTACGACGCTTGGAAATGCATCCTGGAAATACAGCACGACGATGATCACGAGTCAGCAGGAGGCGTCAGAGGGAAGCACACCTTCAGCGATGACAAGATCGCGGACTCTAAGAAATGGGAGGACTGGTGGCATCTTTGCGGGAGACCTCAGCCAAACGAGACCGAGCTTGAGGCCCTACGGGGTTACAAGGAGATCGAACACTGGATAGCAAGACTGCCCGCCCCCCGGGGCAGAGAGCGCAGCGGCGGTCCCATCAAGTGCGTCACCACCTCTGAGGGTCTGAAAAAACTGTTGGAGGCGTACATGGAGTTTCCCATGTTCGCCTTCGACGTCGAGACGCATGGCAACCGTAGGGTCCGCACGCTGCGGCCCGAGGAGAGGGTGCTGTCGAGATTCTCGGACCAGATCAGCCACTGCACGGTGTGCGGCAGAGCGATGTCAACCAGGAGACGCTCCTACTGCGACGACATCTGTCGCCAGGCTGCCACCAAGGACAAGCCCGCCCTGGACGCCAGGACCAACACCGTGTGGTGTCTCAGCCTGGCTGGCCCCAGGCGGGTGGACGTCATACCCATGGGACATCCTGAGAAAAGACCGCAGCTATCCCGGGCTGAAGTTTTTGAGACCCTGAGGCCGCTCTTCTTCTCGGACAGGAGGAAGATCGGCCAGAACGTCAGCTTCGATCTCCTCTCCATCGCCAAGTACTACAACCACGAGATCCCACCGCCCCCGTACGGCGATGTCATGACCCTGGCGTTCCTCATGAACGAGAACCTGGGCCGCTACAACCTGGCGGCGCTGACCAAGCACTACCACGCCTACACCTACGTCGAGAAGCTGGGGGAGGAGGCATACCGGGTCTCCTGGGACCGAGCCACGAGGTACTCCAGCCTGGACGCCAAGTGGACCTGGATGCTGTGGCAGAAGCTCTCCCCCGTCCTCCACAAGCCAGGCAAGGAGAAGCTGGCCCGCCTCTTCAAGCTGGAGATGGACGTCATGGCCGTGCTCATGGAGATGCGGTGTACCGGGGCCTACGTCGACAAGGCGGGCTTCCAGGCCCTCCGGCCCCAGCTAGAGAAGCAACGTGACGCTCTGGACCAGGAGATCCAGACCATGGTGGACCACCCCATCAACCTCAAGAGCACCCGGCAACTGGGGCACTGGCTCTACGACGAGAGAAAACTTCGCCCCCCCAAGCTGACCGCCTCTGGGCAACGGTCTACTGACGCCGAGAGCCTGAGAGCCCTGGCTCGTCGCGATAAGGCCCCGGCCAAGCTCCTGGCCCTGAGGGACGTGTCCAAGATGCTCAGCGTCTACGTGGCCGGGTTCATCCCCACCGTCGAAGACGACAGTCGGATCCGAGCCAGCTTCAACCAGGCCAGGGCCAAGACCGGCAGGCTCAGTTGTGTTGCTGCCGACAGCCTCATCGAGATGCCACGGGATCTCACCCGACATCCTGGAGGGATCCCTATCACCGAGGTGAGACCTGGAGACTGGGTCTACGCTTATGACTGGCAACGACAACTCGTCCTCAAGCGAGTGTCCTGGGTAGGTCAAACCGGCATCAAGCCAACCGTGGTGATCACTGCGGAGAACTCTGAGGGTGACAAGTTGTCACTTCGGCTAACGACAGATCACCTAGTTCGCCTCCACAACGGGGATTGGCGTCCAGCCGGATCCCTTGACCATCGGTGGGGAGATGCTCATCGAGCCGACGGGCCACGCCTTATGCCAATAGTGCGACGACAGGTGGACGATGGGTACATCAAGTTCTTCCCCAACTCCATGGCAAGAAAAAATGGATCAGGAGGTGGGGGAAAATCCCGTGAACACAGATGGATCGTGGAGCAGATCACCGGTAGGAAGATCAGTACGAAGGCAGATGTGCATCACCGTGATGGAAACCGAGCGAACAACCAGCCCAGCAACCTAGAAGGTCTAACCATCGCTGAGCATCGAGGACGACGGGGAGATGTTCACCCCGACTGGGGACATGACATCGAGTGGATGGACTTCTACCAAGGTCCAAGGGACTACCGAGTCACATCAGTCAGCCCCGGACCCGTCGAGCCTGTCTGGGACATGGAGATCGAAGATGTCCACAACTTCATCGCCAACGGCATCTGTGTCCACAACTGCTCCGAGCCGAACCTCCAGAACATTCCGGCCCGGTACCGGGAGAACACCGAGGGGCTGCTGATCCGCAAGCTGTTCGTGGCCCCTCCCGGCAAGGTGCTGATCGTGGCCGACTACAGCCAGATCGAGCTACGCATCCTGGCCCACCAGACCAGGGACACCAAGCTCATGTACGCCTACCGGCATGGCCAGGATCTCCACACCCTAACGGCCAGCCTCATCTGGCGCATCCCTGTCAACGAGGTGACCCCCGAGCAGAGGTCCATCGCCAAGAACAGCAACTTCAACTTCGCCTTTGAGGGCGGTCCGAACCGGGTGGTGCAGATGTCGGGCATCTCCCTGACCGAAGCCACGACAGTCTACGAGGGCTGGCACGCCGCCTACCCCGGTGTCAGGAGGTGGGGCGCCGGGGTCAAGCGCTCCTGCTGGAGCAAGGGCTACGTCGAGACCCTGTGGGGGCGCAAGCGTCGCCTGCCCGAGATCCTTTCCA